CAGATCGCCGGAGAGAAGATTTCCCACCTAGCGGGCGCATCTGACCTTGAAGACCGCAAGCGCGCCATACGCGCTGCTATCTCCGAGACCCTCTCCCTGATCCAACTCGACAGGCGTTTTGATCCTGTCGGGCATCCCCGCAAGTAAACCCGGAACTTTCAACTAATTTTCCAAACGTCCTTGTTACTCTGAAATACGAAGCATAGGCTTGACTTATGCCTCTACTGAGCGTGAAAGAATTCGCACAAGCAGAACCGATTATGGGCGGGGCGCAAAACGTGAGGGCGAAAATCTCGCGGGGCGTCCTTGATGATGTTGTTGTTAGGATCGGCGGCCGTATCTACATCAACCCCGACCGCTGGGAAGCCTTGAAAAGAGGCGAATTGCGAGGCCAGCCCGAGAGGGCCGCATGATCCCCGCGCCGCCCGCGCGGGCGCCCCAAATCATCCGGCGCAGCCCGGCGAACGGCGAAGCCTTGCTCCACGCGCGTTACGACCTACGGGCGGCCGACGGCTTGCGGCTCTGTTCCGTCTCGCGCGAAGCGGCTGAACGCCAGATAGCGGCAGGCACGGTGGAACTGGTGCAGGGCCGCGCTGGGGCATACTTGCGCCCCGTGGGACTCGCGCCGCCGGAATACTCGCGGCTGGCCAGCGTCTCCGCAGACTCTCGAAAGGCGCTCCCAGACACACCACCCAGGGGCGCGATACGGCCCGAGGTATACACCAGCCGGCACGCGGCCTGTGGGCGAGTTGGATTCCATCGCGCGCGGCGCGTTGGGCCGCCTGGTGGAATCGCGGTTTAACAAAGAACGAAAACTCAAAAGCCCCGCCGACGCTGGGAACGTCGCGGGGCTGAATTGTTTCAGGAGGGGACCTATGGACAAGCATACAACCAATCAGGGTGCGGCGCAATCGGATATCCTGGCCTGTTTTGCCCCACGCGGCGAGGTGGCAGCATGACGGCAAGCGAAACACTCAGCCCGGCGGCGGCGCTCGAATTGGGGTTGTCCATTATCCCATGCGGACCCGATAAGAAGCCGCTTTTGCCGGCTTGGAAGCCGTTTCAGAGTCGGCGGCCTACCGAACAGGAGATTTCCGCCTGGGAACGTCTCAATCCTGCGACATGGGCCATGATTACCGGCGCAGTTTCGAGACGAATCACGCTTGATTTCGATGGCGAGCCGGGGCGTCGCATACTTGAGACGCTAAACCTGAAACCCCACCGCCGCACACCCTCTGGTGGGTTCCATGCGGACTTCGAATATCCGGGCTGGCATGTGAAGACCATGAACAGCAAAACCGACCGGGAACTCCAAGCGCGATATCCGGGCCTGGACATTCGCGGCGACGGAGGGTACGCCTGTATCGGCGGCCACACTGACCGAGGCGAGTACGTGTGGTTGAGTGACGCTGAACCGTATCCGCTGGAGATCCTGCCGGAGGCCATGCGCGAGTTCTTCGGGTTGATGCATCCACCGGCCGCGGCTCCGGCTCCGACAAACGGCAATAGCCACGCGCAGAGCAACGGACGGGTGGAAACGGAGCGGTTAATCCGCATGGCGCTTGAGCGCGCGGGTGGCGATGGCCGGAACAACTCGGGCATGTGGCTGGCATGCCAGTTGCGGGACAACGACTACTCGGAATCTGAAGCGCGCGCGTCCATGCGGAACTATTGCGGGCGCGTCCCTGGCGTCAACACCAAAGGCGAACGCGAACCCTACACGGAACAGGAGGTATCCGCCACGCTGCGAGAGGTCTATTCGCGCCCGGCAAGAGACCCGTGGGGACCGTCCCTGAAGGCGCCATCTATGCCCACCGCCGCGCCGCGCGATACCGCCAGCACGCCCGACCTGCTGACTCAGCATTTCAGCGATTACGGAAACTCCCAACGAGTGATAACGCTCCATGGCGCGGACCTTCGATACTGTTACCCATTCAAGGCGTTTCTGGCGTGGGAGGGGCGGCGGTGGGCTGTGGATGACGGCGAGCGCGCCCGGAATCTCTCTCAAGAAACCATCCTGGAATTTGCCCGGCAAGCCCTTGCAGCGAAGAACGAAAGCGCGGCGAAGTTTGCGGCCGGTTGCTTGAACTCCCAGAGGATTTCCAACGCTCTACGCGAAGCGCAGCCCCACCTTGCCATCCGCCCGGCGGAACTGGACACCCACCCCGATCTGTTGAACTTCGCTAATGGCACGCTGAACTTGAAAACCGGCCAGTTACGCGAGCACCGGCGCGGGGATTTCATAACCAGGCTAGTACACCACGATTACCGCCCGGACGCGGAATGTCCGATCTTCCTGACGTTCCTGGAGCGCATTACCGCGAACCATCCGGGCCTGATGGGGTATCTACAGCGCGCCTTCGGTTACAGCTTGACAGGCCACACTATCGAAAAGGCCGTGTTCCTACTCCACGGGAAGGGCGATAACGGCAAGAGTACCCTGCTTACCGCGTTCCTGAAGATCCTGGAAGAGTACGGGGTACTTTTGCAGATTGATACCCTCATGGCGCGGCCAGAGTCGAACAACACTCAGGCCGACCTTGCGGACCTTCGCGGCGCGCGGTTTGTCATGACCAGCGAAACCGAAGAGGGCGCCAGAATCGCCGAAGGCAAGCTCAAACGTATAACTCAGGGCATGGGCCGCATAAAGGCCACGCGCAAGTATGAAAACCCCACGGAGTTTTCAGAGTCTCACAAGCTCTGGATTGATGCGAACCACTTGCCGGTAGTCCGTGGGACGGATAACGCCATCTGGAACCGGCTGCATCCCGTTCCGTTCGATATCACGATACCGAAGGCCGAACAGGATAGGGAACTCCCCGCAAAGCTGGCGGCCGAAGCCGAAGGCATCCTGGCCTGGGCCGTTGCGGGCGCCGTCCGCTGGTATGCCGATGGTCTGGGGAAGCCCACCGATGTGGAACAGGCCGGCAACGCTTGGCGCGCACAGTCTGACCGCCTGGGGCGGTTCATTGCGGAATGCTGTATCGCCGGGGATTTCGCACAGGCGAAGGCGCGGGCGCTGTATTCGGCGTACCGAAAATGGGGCGAAGAGGCCGGCGAACGCGCCATTACGGAAACAGCCTTCGCCAACGCGCTACAAGAGCGAGGGTTCACCAAGAAGCACACAATGCATGGCGCGGTTTACTCCGGCATTGGTCTTGCGGCTGAAACTTCGCGGGATATGACGGCATGACGGGCTATGACGGCTTTTTCTAGAAACTATTTTTACCGCTGCTATAGAGGACTTTCCGGGGGAAGTCGTCATAACCCGTCATAGGGGCTAACCCGTCATAGGGCAAGTCGAAAACAAAGGACTTAGCGGGATGACGACAGCGAAACTGCGGACGTCGGAGCGGTACGCAACCCAGAATGAAGCCGCGGCAAGGGCGATACTTGCGGACCCAGACCGATATCCCGGCCTGCCGGCGATCTGGGCACGAATGTACCTCTCTCGCGTCGAAGCGCCGCCGGAAGACGCGGAGGCCGGGCCGTTGTTCCGAGCGGCGGCATGAGGCAGGCGAAACAAATCAAGCCGCAGCCCGGCGATGGGCTGCGTGATATCAGTGATCCTGAGATCCATTCGGCGGCAAAGGCCGCTTGAACTCGATAACCTTCGCTGGTTCCGGTTTCAGTTCGAACGACTCGGTTGTAATCCGAATGCCGTAACGCTTCGGCCCGAGGCTGATCTTGAAGTTTGAAGTAGAACTCTCCGCCGGTTCCTCCGGCTTTGGTTTTGGCAGTTCCTTCGGTTCCATCTATGGCCGATTATGTCACGCTTTCGACGAACTGGAGGCACGGAGGAAACATGCGGGGAATTGGGCGTCCTGAGAGGCAATTCTAAGTGGACAAAGTTAGTCCACGGGGTATGGGGGTACTAAGCTCATTAGAATCAATAGTTTAGACCTTTGGGGGCAAGCGCGCAATCGCTTAGTCCCGATTTTCAAGTCATTTTTGGGCAAAAACGCCCTAAACCGAGGCAATTAACATGCAAAAACCTAAACCGCCGGCGGATCTGACAACCGCCGCAAAGAAGCTCTGGGGCCGCATCTACGATTCCGCCGAAATGGATGAACCAGCCATGGTGTTGCTCGACTCCCTTTGTCGGTCCTGGGACCGTGCTCAGGCAGCCCACGTCCTTATTGAGCGAGACGGTTTGGTTCTCGTTGAGCGTACCGCACACGGCGACGCGAAAAGCAGAGCGAACCCGGCTTGCGCGATTGAGCGCGATTCGGCGGCCTCCCTGATGCGCGCGTGGCGGTTGCTTGGTTTTGACCAGCAGCCGCCAACGGAGATTCGATAATGCCCCGCAAACCGCGCCGGGCGCGCCTGAAGGCAACCGCCCTGAGCGACCATCAACGGGCGCTATTCCTGTGGGGCGAAGATCCATTTCAGCCGACGCCCTTAGCGAACGTGAGCCGCCTTGGCGACGCAGACATCAAACGCACCTTGGAGCAACGGGAAGCGGCCGATTTCCCCGAGGGCGCACGGGCGACGTGGCTAAAGTACCGGGCCGAATTGATGAGCGATTCGAGCTTATCGCCGGGACGAAGGCCAAGTGGGTTTTGGCGCTTCGATGTAAACGTAGTTCCGCCGGCGCACTGGTGGCAGGAACTGGAAATGCTGTTAGAGCGCAACCTGTTACCAACCGAAGACGCTTTCCCAATCGAGCGCGCATATCTCGCTTTGGGCGATAGCGCGGTGGCATATTCCAGCTTCGATGGCGCCGCCGGAATCCGGGGCCTGGCCCTTGGGCCGTGCGTCCTGTCCCACTGTCAACAACAATTCGCGCTCGCCGCTAAGTGGCACGAATGGCGCGGGCGCCCTGCGCTCGCCGGGAGTTATGCTCGCCGTGCGACGGCCTGTAAAGACGTGCTCCAGAATGCCGCTGAATGCGGCATCAAAGCGGCCTAACAGCCTACATATAGACACTTACTAAGACTTATGCCCATGCAAAGCGCCCAAATGCGGCGTTTATGTGGAGCAATGCCTTTCAATCGCGCCGGCCGATGCCGGGACGCGCATATCAACAACCTAGATGCTCGCAAAGACAGAGCGAGCGGGAGAATCTATATGAGTCTCAATCGAACCGAAGCATTAGCAATGGCGGCGGGCCTGCTTTCCCGCACACCATTTTCAAAAGAAGACGCCGCGCGTGCACGCGGTTACATCGAACTCGCCGAGAGCCTGAGCGGCGGGGATCAAATGCTCTATGGCGCGCGCGCCCAACTGGCCGCGGGCCGCCCCGTTACACCTGGCTCTCCACTTCGCGCCGCCTTCCGAAGCTGGCTGCTTCGCGGCGAAGGCGCAAGCGCGCGCGACACCGCGATGTTGTCGGAGATGCAAAGCCGCGACATGACCAGCGCGGGCGGCGCTTATCCCTCCAGCCCTGGCGGGTATTTCGCTCCCGCTGAGTTCCAGGACGCGGTTAAAGCCATGATGCGTCAAACCGATAGGCTCTTTGATCCCGAGGTTGTCACTACCATCGAGAGCGATAGAGGCGGTCCTATGTCGTACCCCTGCTTCGATGATACAAGCAACCCTGCGCAACTCGTAACCCAAGACGCGCAAAGTTCCAAGATCGAGCCTACGCTGGGGCAACTGTCGTTTCCGACGTGTCCGACGTGGCGTTCTGGCATCGCATTAGTGAGTCTCGAACTCGACCAAGATAGCGCTTTTCGCTTCGATGAATTGCTCGCCCGCATGTTCGCAATTCGCTTCGCTCGCGGTTTGGGCGCGGCAAATGTCGCCACGCTGTTGTCCGCTGCGACTATAGGCGTCGGGCCGAACACAGCGCCCGCCATCGTCGGAGACGACGATTCCGCGCCTGCCAATCCAGTCACACAGGTGGGCTATTCTGACTTGTGCAACCTACTGGCGACGGTTGACTCCGCTTACTTGGCTTCGCCTAAGTGTTATTGGGCCATGCGCTTTCAGACGCTCTTGGCTTTGTGGAACCTCAGAGACAGGCAGGGACGCCCGATCATTCCCCAGCAGTACAACGAGCGCGCCGAGCCGATCTTGCTCGGCAAGCCGGTTGCAGTATGCCCCTCGATGCCGGCCATCGGCGCGGGGAACTCGCCTATCGCCCTGGGTGACTTCAGTTATTTTGTTCTGCGCACGGTTAAGAACTCTTTGCGCGTCTTGAGACACGGCGAACAGTGGATTCAATACGGCCAAGTCGGTTTTCAGGCATTCATGCGCGGTCAAGGTGGGTTGCAAGTCGCGCCGGGTGCGGATTGCCCGATCAAGGTTA